GATGATTAGGGTCTTTTCTGTCATATACTTTATCCCAACTATCGCAGTGCCAATCATAATATTGATTATGTTTATATTTTGTAAACTGACAAGATTCTGATCTTTCCCAATCAAAGTTCCAACCAGCTGCTTTATTTGCTTCGTGAACATATGGATGTAATTCTTTGTATATCCAAGTATCATTTAACCATACTAGATCAGAGTTTCTTTTTCTTTTTAAATCTTTAACTTCTTCTTTAGATAATTTTCTATCTCCATAACCACCCGTTCTTGCCATTGTTTCTTCTTGTTGATTAGCATAAGCTATTACATCATCACAAAACTTTGGTGTAAGCACACCAGTAAAATACCAATAGTAATTAGATATATTCATAGGTTATAGTCTGTACAAAATTCAAACTATCTTTCTGATTATTAGTTAGGTAATACATATTCGTTGATGGAAACATTATGAACATATTATTTTTAAGTTCTATGTCCCAACTTCTTCCTTTACGTCTATTATCTTCATAGTGTATTCGAACATTACAATCTTTAACTTTAACGCCGTAAAGCATAGTAAAGTCTGGAGAGTTTCGTAGATCCACCGGATCAATATTTAATAAAGGAATTGTTGTTTCCGCAGGTTTATAGATATTTCCCCACGTTGATTTGTTAACTAAATTGATACCATAATCAAGACCAATAAAGTCTCTCATATATGTGTTTAACATATCCCAAGTTCTTGAGAATGGAAATTGTTTATTAGTAAATGATGATTGTAAAATATCGTTGGTAAGTTTTTCTTGGTCTATCTCAAAACCTTTTGGCATATCGATATCACCATAGAATAGACTTTGCTCTGTTAATACTTTCTTCTGCATACCACCACCATTTTTATACTAATAAAAAATATTTGTCAATTACTCTAAATTGAGTGCACCATCATTCAACACCCAACCAGTTGTATTATCTGCTTGATGTGCAGTTTCATCCCAATTGTAGCCCCATAAATGTGTTCTGGCTTCGTTTTGTGAAGTCTGTTCAGCTGTCAATGCTGGAGCATCACCGATTGGTGATTTCCAAGAAGCTGATTCGACGTGTTTTACCCAAGATGCAAAAGGTTTTTTAGGCCAGAAAATTTGATCGTCCTCGTCCCAAGTATAACCTATACCTGCGTAGTTACCTCTAAAAGGTGTTCCACCATTTCTGTGAACGCCACCTGATGTATTGTATGAAGTTTGAATCCACATTTGTGCAGGCCAATTATTGTGTGTTTCTAAATATTGTTGACCTACTGATTCATCTTCAACGCCATCAGCGTTAAGCATATCACCATTATTCAAAGTTAATATTTGAATAACTTTACCGTTAGCTCCTAGTTTTGCAAAATGTGCCATAATGTTTCTCCTTATATATTAATTTTAAATGTTAGTAAATACATATTAATTTTGAAATTTGTATCTTATTACTACCACTCCTGAACCACCATTTCCACCATTAGCGTCTGTTCCTGGAGTATCATTTCCACCACCTCCACCATTTCCACTATTATCTGGTTGGTTTGATTGTGCACAACTCGAAGGTGTTCCTGCTGGTCCTCCAGTTGAACGTGCTACTGGAGAAGCTGTTATACAAGAAGTTGCTCCAGTTCCTCCTAACGCACCGTGAGTTGGTTGTATATCTGAAGGTTGTCCTACTGCAGTTGCTCCACCCCCAGCTCCACCAAAACCTCTACCACTACCATCTCCAGTACCACCATTGTTTCCTTGTGGAGGAGATACAGGAGGTGTATTACCAGTTCCTACTGAACCACTACTATAACCACCTACTCCACCACCTGAACCACCAGGAGTTCCTGATGAACTTGTAGGACCTGGAGCAGCTCCAGATCTAGCACCTCCTCCTCCACCTGTAGATGTAATTGTGCTTGATCCAGCAAAAGTTGAAGGGCTTCCATCATTTCCATCACCTCTACCAGTAGGTGCAGTACCAGGACCTGATCCAGTAGCTCCACCACCTCCGCCACCAATTGTAACTGGATAACCTGTTGCTGTGACTGGTAAAGCTGCTGCTGGAGATACTCCTAAAGGAGAAACTGAATAACAACCTGATGCTGCTCCTGGAGATTCTCTATAACCTCCGGCACCTCCTCCACCAGCAGAATAAAAATTCCACGCTGATCCACCACCGCCACCACCTCCAGCAACTACAAGATAATCTATAGTATTTGAACCACCAGCATTACCTGTTGAAGAAACTGTAAAAGTTCCTGGTCCTGTAAAAGTGTGAATTTTAAAATCTCCTGATTGTGTAATTGTACCGCCTGTTGCTGTAATATATTGTGCTGTTGGTGCTTCAGATTGTAAACCTGAATCTGTTACCAACCAACCTTGTGTTGAATCTATAAAAACTAATGTAACGGCTAGTCCTTCTGTATCTAAAGTTGCATTAACAGTTGAACCACCAATTTTATCTGAACCATTTTGAACTAATGTAACTGCGTTTGTATCAAAAGTATTTGCGTAATCTTTTATTGCAACAACATCACCTGCAGTACCTGCTGGTAAATTAACTGATATTGCTCCACCTGTTGTATTTACAAAATACCCTACACCACTTACTGCTGTGAATCCTGATGTTTTAACTGTTGTATCCCAAGACGCTGCACCGGTTGCGCCGAACCCTGCCGCCGTACCGTTGTTAGTGATCGTTGCACCAGCAGGAATTGTGAACGTATCTCCACTATCTCCTAATGTGACTGTACCACACGCTGTTCGTGGACTAATTTTATTTACTTTTATTTCACTCATAATTTTTACCTATTGAAATTTGTACCTTATTATTACTACACCTGAACCGCCATTTCCACCACCACAGTTAGTTCCTGCTCCACCACCGCCACCACCAGTGTTAACAGTTCCATTTCCACCTGTTCCACCACCAGGACCTCCTGGCCAATTATTTCCATTTCCACCACCACCAGATCCACCATTTCCAGCTGTGACTGGACTACCTCCAGCACCTCCACCACCACCAGCTCTTGCTGTAGGAGTTCCATTTATACTTGATGTTGCACCGCCTCCACCATTTCCTGCAGAACCAGATGCTGCATTAACTCCAACCGCAAGTGCTCCACCACCACCACCTCCACTAGAATTATTTCCACCTCCGTCAAATGCATCTCCAGCATCATTACCTTGAGGTGGAGTTACAGGAGGGGTATTACCTGTTCCAGAAGTTCCAACAGATCCAGAAGCACCTGCTGCGCCACCAGAACCACCAGGAGCTCCATCTCTTCCTCTTGGAGAACTTGTACAACAAGCGCCACCTCCACCACCACCAATAGCTGTTATACTTGAAAAAATTGAATTTGAACCATTACCTGCATTTTGAGGATTAGTGCTTGTACCACATCCACCTCCACCTACTGTAATTGGAAAACCCGTTGCTGTTACTGGTAAAGCTACTGCTGGACTTACTCCCAAAGGAGAAACTGTATATGACCCAGAAGCTGTACCTGGAGATTCCCTATATCCTCCAGCTCCACCACCGCCACCACCTCTATCACCACCATCACCTCCGCCACCACCACCAGCTACTACTAAATAATCTACTGTATTTGATCCTCCTAAACTACCTGCGCAAGTAACTTCAAAAGTTCCGGGACCAGTAAAAGTGTGAACTTTAAAGTTTGTACAAACGGTTGTTATAGTCCCACCTGTCGCTGCTACATATTTTAATTGATTAGAAATTTCATTACTATTAACTGCTTGCCATCCTTTAGTTGCGTCTCCATAAACTAATGTAACAGCAGCACCTTGTGTCTCTAAAACTAAATCAAAAGTTTGACCTTCTATTTTTTCTGAACCATTTGCAGCAATAGTTAAATTATGTGTTTGAAAAGTTCCTGCATAATCTTTAAAAGAAACAATTGCACCAACTACACCTGCTGGTAAATTTGCAGTTATAGCTCCACCTGTTGTATTAACAAAATAACCTTCGCCATTAACAGCTGTAATTGTAGATGTTTTAATTGATGTCTGCCAATCAACAGTTCCTGTTCTACCAAAACCTGTCTGTGATGCACCCGATGCTAATGCAATCGTATCACCACTAGCGCCAATAGTAATTGTATTACTATTCTCGTTAATGATGTTTTGACCACATTGGTTTTGAACGTTATTTACTTTAATTGTACTTGTCATAATTATTGAAATTTATACCTTATTATTACTATACCTGAACCACCTGTTGAACCACCGGGAGCTCCTTGTCCTCCACCACCGGCACCACCACCAGTATTATTTGTTCCATTACCACCTAAACTAGTGCCTGGACCACCAGCAC